GCTTCCAGAAATTCCTGATGATCCGCTAGTTCCTGATGAAGCGGAACTTCCGCTAGATCCTGAAGAACCAGACATTCCAGATGAACCTGAGCTACCAGAAGTTCCTGTAGAACCACTAGATCCATTTGCGCCATTTGTTCCTGATGATCCGCTAGATCCTGAAGAACCAGACATTCCAGATGAACCTGAGCTACCAGAAGTTCCTGTAGAACCACTAGATCCATTTGCGCCATTTGTTCCTGATGAACCGCTGCTTCCAGAAATTCCTGATGATCCGCTAGTTCCTGATGAAGCGGAACTTCCGCTAGATCCTGAAGAACCAGACATTCCAGATGAACCTGAGCTACCAGAAGTTCCTGTAGAACCACTAGATCCATTTTCACCATTTGTTCCTGAAGAGCCATTAATTCCTGAACTACCAGAAGAACCAGTTGAACCAGAAGATCCTGTAGATCCAGATGTTCCTGATGAAGCAGAAGTTCCAGATGAACCATTAGATCCAGAAGTTCCAGAAGAACCATTTGATCCAGAAGTTCCTGAAGAACCAGTTAGCCCTGAACTTCCAGATGATGCCGAAGTGCCTGAACTACCAGATGAAGCCGAAGTTCCTGATGAGCCTGAAGAACCATTTTGCCCAGAAGTTCCTGAAGAACCATTACTTCCTGAAATACCAGACGATCCGCTTATGCCTGATGATCCTGAAGATCCTGTAGATCCAGAAGTTCCTGATGATGCGGAAGTTCCTGAACTACCGGATGTACCATTTGATCCAGAAGTTCCAGATGAACCATTAGATCCAGAAGTTCCAGAAGAACCATTTGATCCAGAAGTTCCTGAAGAACCAGTTAGCCCTGAACTTCCAGATGATGCCGAAGTGCCTGAACTACCAGATGAAGCCGAAGTTCCTGATGAGCCTGAAGAACCATTTTGCCCAGAAGTTCCTGAAGAACCATTACTTCCTGAAATACCAGACGATCCGCTTATGCCTGATGATCCTGAAGATCCTGTAGATCCAGAAGTTCCTGATGATGCGGAAGTTCCTGAACTACCGGATGTACCATTTGATCCAGAAGTTCCAGATGAACCATTTGATCCAGAAGTTCCAGATGAACCATTTGATCCAGAAGTTCCTGAAGAACCTGTTGATCCTGAACTTCCAGATGACCCTGAAGTTCCTGAAGTGCCAGATGAAGAAGAAGTTCCTGAAGAACCTGAAGATCCATTTTGTCCAGAAGTGCCTGAAGAACCATTCTGTCCAGAAGTTCCAGATGAACCATTTGATCCAGAAGTTCCAGAAGATCCTGTGCTACCAGAAGTTCCTGAACTTGCAGATGTACCACTTGTTCCAGCAGTAGCTGATGTACCAGAACTACCTGAGCTTCCAGAATTTCCACTAGAACCAGAACTACCTGAAGTCCCAGTAGATCCAGAACTGCCGCTACTTGCAGACGTACCACTTGAACCAGAACTAGCTGAAGTTCCACTAGTTCCAGAAGAAGCTGAACTTCCTGAAGAACCGCTGGTTCCATTTATTCCAGAAGAACCGCTAGATCCAGAATTTCCTGAAGATCCAGAAGTTCCTGATAATCCACTACTACCCGAAGTGCCAGGTAAACCGGGAGGGCCTCTTTCAATGACAGTAGCAGATATAGATGGAGGTGGTACAGCTTGAATTACAACGTTATTTTTATTAGTTGTATCAACTGCGGCTATTGTAGCTCCACCAACAACTTCTACTTTTACAGCATTAGAATTTGAATCTACTTTGACATCAATATTAGCCATTTTATAATTGTGTTACATCTTGCTGTACTTCTAATCTGAATTCGAATAATGTTCTGTCCATTATTCCAGTAGAATAAAAATGCAAATCACCATAAAGATTTATTGGCGGAAAACCTCTAGTAACTGATGATGGAAAACTAAACTCCACAACGCCTGTTTTTAAAAAACCAGTAACTACTGTTGGAACGAATTGATACAATAAATTTCCATCTGGATGTGGTCTTAATTGACCTGTACAAACAATATTAGTAAAATCCAAAACATCAGAAGTTACAGTTACTGTTTGCGTTGGAAAAGTGTCTCCTCTTATAACTGATAACTGAATTGCCATTTGTTAAATATTACACGTTATATTAATTTTGGAGACAAAAAAACCCAAGCTTTCGCTTGGGTTATTGAATTTTTTAATTATTACTTAACTACTGGCAAATCTGGATTTACAACACCATTGCTTGATGCCCCAGAAGCAGTCTTTGCGCGAGCAGCTAGTTCTTGATTGATAACACGAAGATTAGCTTGAGCTACCTCAATCTTGCCTAGTTCATCATAGGCAAAAGCCTTGAGTTGAATGTCGCTAACTTGTGATAGATTAATTTGATTCTGATTATTTTGTTCCATAATTAATTAGGTACTATATATTATATCTCGCGAAGAATTTTTATAGTTTTTTGATGTTGCGGATTATTAGGGTCTAAAATTAATGAAGGATTATTTACCAACATTGAAATAGTCCCTTTGTTTGTTGACTTGAATTCGCGCAACAGCTTTTCCTTAATTTGTTGTCGCGAACCGCTTGCAAAAATACCAACCTTTTCGCACATATGTTGCAAATCTACTATTGTCATTTCATTCAATTTGTCTCTAAAAATATCAATATTAGATGTACCAAATGGATTCATCTTTTTGATACCAAGAATTTCTTCTAGCTTTTTTACTTTTTCAATATCTGGATCAACATGAGCTTTTCCATCTGCGAGAGTTAAATTATCTAGCTCTGACTTCTTAGGTTCAGGTTTTTTTGCATTTGTTGGTTTGTTCTTAACTGACTTTTTAGCCATATACTATATTATATAAAATATATATTATTCAATAAAAAAGGCGTTACCCTTTCGGATAACGCCCAATTTATGACGAACCGACTATTATATTAGACAATCAATCCAACTAGAGCGCGATTGTCGAGAACCATACGACCCTCTTCCAAAGCACCATAGTAACCGATCTTACCCTGACGAAGTGTATATTGATCATCAGCGACGAGGTTGAATTCAGAACCACTGTCAGCATCAACAGCAACGGCGCGAACTAGAGAATCGCGACTTCTGTCGAGACCAACGATAATTTCTTCAGTAGCACCGTTAAAAGCTGTAGCAGTACCACCGTAAGAATTGATGCTATAGTGATCAGCGTAAGCTGTTGCACCAGCGACGGTATCGAAGATGGTGTTGAACTTCTTGCCAATTCCGAACTCTAGAATTTCCATAATGCTAACACCATAGAATTCAGGTAGACCGGCTTGGTTGAAGATTTGATCACGAATTGCGTCTGTAGCTACCACAGGAGCATTACCAGCGGTGTTTGAACCAACTGTTACAGGAGCAGCTTGAGTGTTAATTGGATTATATGCCATGCCGCGAATTTCTTCGACGATTTCTGGAGAAACGATAAGATCAGTTAGACCTCTACGAGCGCCAGAAGGAGTGCCACCAACGAATGAAGCGTTAATACGCTTGATCTTAGTGAACAACTTGTTCAAGTCGTTAAGAACGAAACGTCCAGCAGCAGCAGAACGGAAAGTATGAAAGTTATTGGCAGCAACACTATCATTACCAGTGGAAGCTTGAGCTAGAGCAGTCATTACGAGGTTAGCAGAAGTTCTTTCTTGCTTGAGCATGACTTCTTGAGCGATGCGAGTGAAAGACTTGCTAACTACGTCCAAGCGGCTCTTAGCAGCGTACTTCTTATCGAAAGCGATAGCGCTATCAAGACGATAAGTAGCGATCTTTAGCTCAGAAGCCAAAGGCTGAACTACGTTCTGAGGAAGACCACCAGCTACACTTTGGCTATAAACCTTGATATAGTCCTCATCGAAGATATCATAATAGAGATCTAGAGGAATTGAGGGATTATCTTCAGCATTGAATTGAAGACTTGTGAACAAATTTGAAATAGTTGGGGCGTTATTAATAACTTCAGCCAAAACTGGTCCAATGAATTCAGCCAAAGCTACTTGAGCATCGAAGGCTACTTCACGGTTCTTTGAGGCTAGAGCTTTAATTAGCTCAACTTGTTCATCTGTTCTCTTTAAAACGATTTTCATATTATTTTATAGTTAAATGGATTAGACAACGTAAGAGGAATTACAATCGAATTGAACAAGAGCGTATTTACCAGTAGTAGTACCGGCGAAATAATCACTCTTACCATTCTGAGAAACACGTTGACCAGTGCCGAGAATACGGCCAATGATACTTGTGGTTCCAGTGATTGGGGATACAGCGCTCGCCAATAGGCCAGAAACTTTACCAGCATTAGCTGAGATAACAAGATGGCTATTAACAACCATGTTAGCGTCAACCCAGTCAATAGCTGTGTCGGCCAATGTAAAGACACCGCGAGTAGCTACAGGAACAGCTTGTCCAGTAAGAACAGCTTGTAGTTCAGCTCTCTTTACAGGATTATAAAGAAGTCTTTCGCCATTTTCATCGGTGGCTAGAGTCTGATTGAGAGTCATGCCTAGAACTGGCTCACCAGCAGTAGCGGCTGTAAACTTCAAAGGTACAGCGGGGTATTGAGCAGCACCCAAGAAAGGATAATCTGCCTTACCAAGTGTATTTGTAATATCGGTAGCTGTGTACTGAATTGGATCGAGATCCAAGTTACCAGCAGATACCTTGACGAAAACACCTGCTGAACCATTACCATTTGTAGATGGGGTGGCATCAACAGTGTCGCTCGCGAACATGTTGACAACATCAACGTCGCTATACTGTCTGAATGGATATAATCTTAGTGACATATATTTTTAAAATTTAACTGTTATGTTTTCCTTGCTGAAAGCCTTACCTAGTCTTTCTTTCCAAGAAGTCTTTGTCTCAGAAGGAGTAATTGACTGAGTGGGTATAGCTGGCTCTTCGCGTTTGGCATTAGCCAAAGCTGTTTCAACTTCAACTGTCTTTTCGACAACTTCAGTTTGTTGAGTCTTCGCTTGTCCCATTCTCTTAGCCAATTCGGCTTCTAGACGTTCTTGAAAAATCTTGTCTTGATCTTGCTTTGAAGCTTTGCTCTTGTGTCTAAAAAGAACAGCGAGCTTTTCTTTATAAGAAGCAAAAGCTTCTTCTGTATTGGCCAAAGCAGATACTTCTTTAGCTAGAAATTGACGATCAACTTCATCAAGATCGTATTCATTATCTAGCAAGCTCATTCTTGAACTATAAAGTTCTTGAGCAGCTTGAGCGGAAATTGTATTTTCGAGTTCTGCGAGTTTAGCAGCGGTCTCGGAAAGCTTCTTGTTGTTTTCTTCAAGATCTTTCTTGAATTGTTCAGCTTGAGCGACAGCTTCAGCCTTGGCGACTTCAGCTTTTTCGATCTCTTGCTTGATTTCTTCATTCTTAAGTTTAATGCTTTCAGCGATCTTTGCTGAAATAGAAGCTACGGCTTCATCACTAAACTTCGCAGTGTCTTGCTTTTCAGCAAGAACCGTCTTTAGCGCAGATAGTATTTGTTCTAAATCCATAATTTTTGTTTTGGTAATATTTACAGGTTGTTTTTCTTTTTGTGAAAATATTTTATTATTAAAGTTAAGTAATTCTATTGAATTTACTTCGTAAGACTCAGCTTCTTCTGTTTCCATTTCTTCTTTTTCATCTTCATCTTCTGTTTCTACATCAGATGTGCCATCATCAATTACAACTCCTTGTACATCAGCGGCAGGATTAGTAGTAAAACCAATACCCAAAGGATAAATACGACCAGTAACCAAACGATATACTGGAGTACCATCATTCATAAAACCAGGACCATCAAAGCCTTTTAAATATTTCTTAAACTCTTCTATTTGTTCTTTTTTTGTAATGATTTCAGCTTGTTTCAAATCTAAACTTCCAACTGCAACATAATATTCGTTAAATCCAATTTCCCAACTAGCACTAATTTTTTCGAACAATGCTGATTGTGGATCATTTGAATCCATAAGTGCATCAGCAAATTGGCGATCAACTGTTTTATATACAACAGCCGCCAAAGCAATATTAAATGGACTAAGAGTTCCTCTTACATCGTCATCAGATAATATTTTATTTTCCCCATGAGAAGAAAACGCTGAATTAACAATGTGACCAACTACTCTTTGCTTTTTATGTTCAATATTTGTTGGCTTATGTATAAAATATTTTTTAAATGCAATAGCTGTATTTGTATCGATACCATCACCATTCTTATTAAAACGATTAACAACAGCAGCATTAAATGCAGCGCCGACTAAATCGACATTCTTTTCTAAATTAACTGAAGAAGGTATAATTGATCTTAGAGGTTCCAATGAAGCTTGAGACAATAAAACGTTATTATCAAAATTCAATGAAGCTGTAACTATATTATCAAATTTAGTTCTATAAAGAAACATAATATTAAATTTTACACACAATATTTAGTACTGTGATATAAAAGTGCTGCTGCATATGTGTCTAAATCATGATCGCTTGCAGTTGTTTGCACTTCATTAAGTATACTTAGTTTATCTAATTTATCAGTGTTATTTAAAACATCTGTAGCGGTAGAGATCCAATTTTCTGATTCAGATCCAATTATAATTGCTTCAGAAATTCCTTGTGCTAGTTTCTTTTGTTCAGCATTTAAAGATTTTTTAGAATATTTCTTTTTCAAACCTGCTTCAACTACAGAATATAAATCTTTTGTTTTATCCATTACTTTAGCAATCGCATCTTTGGCATAAACAGTCGCTTTTGATCCCATTGGGCGACCTCTTTCAGTTGGAGTTGTGGTCTTTTTCATTGGTGGTTTAGCTCCTGGGACTTCTGGCATAGCTGGAGGAATAACAGGAACACCACCAACGATTGGATTATAAAATCCTTTCTTTCTTTCTTCTACGAATTTAGCTTGAGCAGCGCCCAATTCTTCTTGAGTTGGATAAATACCTGTTTCAATAACTCGTAGACCTTCTTCAGGTGGCAATATACCAAGCTCCATCATGCGCGTGACTACGCGATTGAATTGAGTTTCGTCTTTAATAGATACTTCTTCAAATTTAGCTATAGGACATTTACCTTTAAATCCTAAATTACGGAATATCAATTCCATTTCTGGTTGCAAGAAATCATTCAAGAAAGCTTTTCTAGCTTCTTTTAATCTTTCAAAAAATACCTGAGCTTTTACTGTTGTATTTGCAAACTTTTCAGATCCAATTAATATATTTTGCAATCCTTCTTTAATATCTTCATTTACTACTTTATACTTTTCATATCCCAATACTTTATTCATGTCTGGGATTACAAATTCAGCCTTAGTAGTATAGTCTGCAACAAGAACGCGACCAACTGACTGATTGGTGAGAAGACTTTGCATCGCTTTAATGTTTTTATGATTGATACCGCCCTTCGTTGGCTCAGTACCCATAGTAATCAATAGAATTACATTCTCAATTGTGCGGCAAATAGCTTGATCAATCTTTTTCATTTCCATTTTGAAATTGATATCATCAAGAACTGCAAATCCAAAAGGTACAGCAAAAGGTTCGTAATCCTGCTTCTTATAAAAAGAATATATAATATTTGTAGGATTTATTTGTATCTTTAGACCATCTCTTGCCCATTGCCCATTAGTAATTTTATCTTTGGTCTCATTATCCAAATTGTCAAAAACCATTTTATCATGTTCGTTTTTTGGTGAGCGAAGTCTTTCTAATTCATATTCAGAAAGAATTTTTTGATAAACAACTTGATTCCAAGAACTTGTGTGATTAGTTGTTAAATAAAATGGATTAAGAAGAATATATTGAACAGGAATTAAATTCTTTACATCATATGGAGTTGGATAATTATATAATTTAACATCTGTATTATATGATGCTCCATCGTATGATGCATATGTTTCTAAAATCTTTTGAAAGTCATCAATTTCAAATTTAGCGTTTATTTTATAAAAGAAAACGTTACCACTACGATAGTATTCACGAAAATACTGATCTTTTACGTTCCACATTCTTGTGTACTTCATCCACTTTGCAAAAAAATCTTTAGCTTTCTGACTTCCGCCTTCAAGGTATATTTCTGCGTTGGCAAATTCAGACATTATATCAACAGCATTTCTAAAAATAGCTACATTAGCATAAGCTTTTTGGCAAAGCTCAATTGCATCGCGAATATTGTATCCATTTATCGAAAATTCGAAAGGCAACAAACCTTCTCTGATGTTGCCATATTTATAAATTTTTGGCCCTATATAAGCCAAATTTCTTCGCAAATTAGTAGACTCTCCTGATCCAGCCCTTTCATAAGCTGAAGCTTTCGATTCTTGTTGATAAAATGGATCACCAACTAAAGAAGGTTCAGATGCCGCTTCTTTCAACATATCTTCAAGAGGTGCATTTTGACCTTCTTGAGCTTTAGAAAATTTATCCCAATAATCTGATCTTTTATTATATTTGCGACTCATGTTAATAATAGTTACACATTGTCACTTTAAAAGTGACTTTTTAACTTTTAAGCAATAAACATTGGTTCAAAAGTTTCTGTCATATCTTCAACATGAGTATTATTCATATCGAAATATACCTTAGATAACCAATTACCTAATACTAATGCTGAGTAACTATCTTTTCTAGGTTTATCTGGTCCAGATTTGCGTTTAAGATTCGCAGGAAGATCAAAATTTTGCATACCTTGAGCAGATGTTGTTATTTGTATAAGAGCGCATTCAGTTTTTGTTAACAAAATCATGTCTGATAAATGCTCTACAAAGTCAATCATCTTAGCTTCTTCGTTTTCTTTCTCAGTATCTAAAGCGTTTGAGAATTTTAGATCTGTTATACCAATATGCTTTTTAGTCTGACTTCTGAAGTTATCATCAATAGCGCGACTAGCAAAGTATGTACGGCGATGATCAAAATTAGCTTGCAACATTTCATTCGCTAATCGTATCCAACCAGAAGTAGGCTTTCTTAAAAAAACATATTTGTAATCTGATTTATTATATTCGCTTTTTGCAGCGTATAAATTCTGAGCATAATCTTCTGGCCTCTCAAATTCAGTCACCATTGATTTCAAATTAATTTTAGCATCTTTAAATAACTCACTTTCATTACAAGAATTCATGAACTGAACACCACCGTTATAGTCCATACAAATTGCCACAATATTAAAGTTCTGTAGTAGATATAAGAAATATTTAATATGATCTTTCAATGAAGATCCAGAAAGAGCATAAGAATGTACTAGTGTATTTATTTGTTTTTCTGCATTAATTTTTAAAACTTGAATAGCGAAATCGTCAGATGATTCTGTTTCTGACCAAGAAGGGTCAACTGCTAATATATATTCATCTTCAGAATTTCCTACTACTTCAACAGCAGGAAGCTCACCATCAGGCACTGTGCATAAGGCCATTTTAGATATTTTAAAATATCCAGAACTATCATCACTAAATTGTGCGCCAAACTCTCGCAAGAATTGTGATTCACTCATTGTAGCTTTCGCTTGATTGATCAAATTCTGATCGTATAACTGCACTGGAGCGCAATCATAAGAAAACTGCATAATACAACGCTTTGTCTTTTCTTTATTTTTAGGATTAAATATTAAATTCTCATACTGCTCATAAAGCTTATATAAATATTCAAATTTAAACGACGCTGAAGACAATGCAATCAATTTATTATTAGGCCAAATGTATCTTTCTTCTTCAGTCATTTCGCCTTTAGCAATCAATTGAGTTTCAAGATTATATAGTTCTTCTCTTTGTGTGGGATTCTGAACTACAGATAAGAACGGTACTATTACTTCGTTATAAATACGCTCTGGCATCAATAAAAATTCATCAATAATGATTCTATGAAAGCGAAAACCACGAAGCTTTTCACCATCACCCAAAGGTAATGCGCGAATTCGGCTTTTGCCAATTTCCATTACCCATTCATCATTAGACTTTGATACTTTTGTAATACATTGTTTTAAAAGATAAGCATCTGGCTTGGCAGCAATATCTTCTATCTTTTTAAATATCATTTTTGACTGACGAAATGAACGAGACAAAATACCAGTTTCAATTCCTTGATTTAATATAGCATCAAGCACAGCATAAATACCAGTCGTATAAGATTTACTCATACCACGCGACCATACTCCTAAAAAATAATCACTTTCCAACATCGCTTTAATAGCCATATGTTGAAAAGGAAATAATTTCACTCCAGTTATTAGATCAGTAGCGAAAGTTGTGTTGTTGCGAAGAAATTGATAAAACAACAACTTCGCTTCACGCTCTTCTATATAACCAGGAATCTTAGCTAATTCCTCATTGGAAATTAACTGCGACTTCCTTAATGCTTGATTGCCTGTTTCCCAGCTCATTGTCTAAAAAATATTGAATATCTACTTGCCACAGTGACTTACCATGATACAATAATTTAGGTATAATATCTAAAGATTTATTTCTGCTTCCTGTAAATATAAACTGAATATGTCTAGGATATTTATGACATAAGTTACGCATATTGTGAAAAACATATTCTAAATTTGTTTTTCTATTATACTTGCGCTGGTTGATTAAAATATTATTTATGCTAGACTCAACAACCACAAATAAATAACAATTTAATTCAACGGCTTTAATTAATTCTCTTTCAAATCTTTCTATTCCAGAAGCCATCGTGCCAAGAAAGTCAGATTCACTTTTTCTATCAACGAAAGTATTAGTAAAATACTTTTTATCAGCAATTAAATAATCGCCTACGAATATTTTCTCAATTTTAGATTTAGGAAACTCCAAAGCATCCTGCTCTCTTGTATCAACTAAGATAGGTAAATGAGATACATTTGTTTTATTAAAAGCTTCTGGCAAATTTTTATTATATAGAGGTTCAATATTTAGTAGCTTACACGCGCCTGTGTATGAATTAAAATATTTCTTATAAATATTTAAACTTGGCAGATTAAGAGTAATCAACTCGTTATGAAATGGCGCAAAATGATATTGTTTTTCATCAATTCTCTTCTTTAGTAATTCAATACATTTTGTTTTGACTGTTTCCTCATTAGATGCAGCCTCCCACTTCAAAAATTCTGTATAATCAAGAAACTCTGTTTCAAAATATTGTTTCTTATTCTTAAAAGGTATTTGTTGACGATAATAAAGAGAATATCTTGGATAATATTTACAATAATACTCCGCTTGATAAAGATTATGCTTTTTTAAATGAGCATGAAAAGATTTATCATTATTATAAGACTCGCTACAGACTTTACACTGAATCATATAGCATCTTCTTTAGAAATTCCTAAAATTCTAGATTTCCATGAAGACATACTCTCTAATCTATCAGCTTCTTCCTTAATTGTTCTCTTTTGCATGTCAGCAATCTGTATCATCATCTTGCGTTCTTGCTCATCTTGGAACAGTTCTACAAGATTAAGGATAGAAGCGTTCTTCTGATGCGTTTGTTCCACTCTCTTTGAGCGTTCACCATTCAGCTTCTGAATGCTTTTATCAATACGACCAGCACATTGATTATATTCTTCAGAGATAGTCTTAAGAACTTCAGTTAGACGCATGGTAAAATCTTTTTGATCTTGCGTCTCATTGAACATGTCATTTATCTTATTCTTTTTTATATCGATCTGCCGTAGATTAATATAATCCATGCATACATTTATGTATAAATTAATTTCATCAATCGTGAGATCTGGTTTATCCCACACAGATCTAACAAACTCCGCTTCGAATAACTCTTTGTCTGTAGAACTGTTATAAGAATCATAGTTACCAACAAATCGTGGACTAGATAAATAAGTTAATAGTTTCTCCATGCATTTTCTATGCTGTAGAGATAACTTTTCTTCAGAAATATTTTGGCCGCACCATTTATTAGCTTTATTTATTACAGTTTTGATAGAACGGGGTACTGAATACTTATCTCCAACCCCAGATTCGTTATCTACTAAATGATCTGGATATTTTTCTTTAATATATCTTTGAACAGCGCGATATTCTGCTGTAATAAAAATATTTAAATTCTCAACGCCTACAAACTTTTCATGAAATATTAGTTCTGTAACTTGTCTTGGTGTGATTCCTGTTTTTATATTTTGATCAATAAATTCACAATTTTCTTTTGATAGTATTTCTACTGTCTGCGTTGGCTTTGGCTTTTCTTGCTTCTTAGAGAAACCAGTTGAGATTAAAAAATCTCTTACAACCTTAGCTTCTTTAGCTCTGCCAGTCAGATCTTCACGATTAAAAACAAGATTAGCTAATACAACATAATCTTGTATACCTTCATTAATTTTTCTTAAAATAAATGCTTTATTGTCGTCTGTTAACATATTAAGAAGAGAATATATCGTTGTCTTTTAATAAATTTTGAGCCTTAATATACAACATTTTTTTTAAATTTTTTATTTGCTTGTAACCCGCTTTTCTACCCTTTTCCGATGTCTTAAATTTCAAAATTTTAGCAACCTGATCATCAGTCAAATTATCCACAAAAAACATTTTATAAATAAAATAATGTTTATCACTTAAAGAATTTTTCATTAAATCATGCAATTTATTTTCTGCTAATTTGTAATCATGATTAATTGTTGATTCAACATTCAGAAAATAATTTTTATGATTTTCTAAACTAACTGTTATTTTTACATCGTATGCTGATTTTTTTATCTTTTCCCATTTGGCGTACAATGGACATTCATTGCATTGCTTTCCATTTGTAGTAAATCCGCAAGACATTTCAGCGCCAGAATCGCCTTCTTTATTTTGATTAAATGGACAAGATAAACACGGTCTTGCAAAGCTAGTATAATTATTACGGATTATATTTCTAATCTGATTTGTAACTATGCGATTCACCCAAGGCTCAATAGCTCGCGATTGATCCCATAAATGCCATTTCTTATAGATATGAACTTTTATAATCTGTTCAATATCTTCAAAATCAAACCAAGTAATCGCTTTTAACTTCCATTTATTTTTTCGCTTTTTGATTACTTGGTCAATCGTTTCATACATGTCTTCAAATTTTTTCTTTTTACGATTCATCAATATCTTGGATTGGGCGCGAACTACACTCCTTTAAAGATTGACTTAAAAATTCTTCTTTACTCAATCTTCTATAATTAGAATTTGGCCTAGATACCACTCTTTCACTAAGATCTACTGGTGCAGCATTAAATAAATCTTTACCTGAATATTTATTGCCTGCTGGCTTTTCAATTTCGTATGATAATTTGGAAGGTCTTACGAATGTTGTTGGAATGCCGTCTTCATCTACCTCAGAAGTTTGAGCGCGAGAAATATTTCTTTTCTGAATTGGGTTTTGCAAAGTTGGCTTGTTTACATTATTAAATCCCCCTAGAGAATTGCCACAACTTGTGCAAAATTTTGAACCAAGAACGTGTTTTGTTCCACAATTTGAACAGTAAATGTTACTCATATTGTATTATATCAGTGTGTATTTGTTTTATCTAATTTCTTGAACATACTTACAATATATTTTAATATTTCGCTACGCATAATATCTTCTTCGTCAAATTGAAAACAGTAAATACCGCGCTCTTCGCTTTCTTTATTATTAAATAGATCGTATATTCTCATAAAACCAGATTTGTTACCAATATCTGATTGCATTGCGTCTCCACAAATAAACATTTTTGTTCCTTCACCAATACGAGTCAAAAGAGTTACCAATTCTTTATTACTATAATTTTGAGACTCATCTGCGATGATAATTTTATCATTCCAAGTCGCGCCTCTTAGAAAATTAATAGGAAGAGCTTCAATATAACCATTCGTTTCTAAATATTTTGATTGAGACATTGGCAATAATTCATCTAATTTATCATAAAGAGGCATCATAAATGGATTAAACTTTTCATCTACAGTCCCCGGCAAAGATCCCAAAGCTCTTTCTCCAGATTCAGCTATAGTACGAATATATTTGATTTCTGATTTTGGATTTGAATTTAACATGTGCAAAGCGCAATAAACAGCCAAGAAAGTTTTAGAGCTTCCAGCGGGACCATTGATAAAAATAATTTTAGTATTCTTGTCAAAAGCTATCTGAGCGAAACTTTTTTGTTTATCTGTCAATTTAAAGTCTTTAATATTTAATCTAACAAGTTTAAGATGATTTTCATCAATATTTTGTTTGATGTCTTCTTTTTCCTTTGGAATTCTTTTCTTTTTGGTTGACATGTTATTTATTCAGTTACACTATATTGTATGGTTTTTCACTGCTTGAGCGTACCTTATTCGCCAACTAACAAAAATATTTCATTATGCGCGTTTGTTCAAAAGGTTTACAAATTCTGTGACGAAATGACAAAAAGAGGACATACTGTTTATCATTATGGTCATGAAGATTCTATTGTTAACTGCACAGAACATATTAATGTTATTAATAATGATATATTAAAAAACAGTTATGGCAACTTAAATGATTGGAAGACTAAAGGATTTGATCAAAGTGTAAATACAGAAGCTGTAAAAATATTTAATAACAATTGTATTATTGAATTAAATAAAAGAATAAAATCAAATAACGAATTTATATTATGCTGGTTTGGATTTGCTCACGAACCATGTGTTAAACATTTTTATAATAAAGCTATTGTAGTAGAACCAAGTATTGGATATGATAGTATGTTCGCGCCAATTAAAATATTTGAGACACACGCTCAAATGCACAAAATGCACGGACATTCTGTAACATCAGTTAGTTTAGGATCTGAATTTGTAGTTTATCCCGGTTTTGATCCTGATGATTTTTTATACAAAAAAGAAAAATCAAATACAGCATTATTTTTAGGTAGAATTATTGAAGATAAAGGAGCTAAATTAGCTTATGATATTTGCAATCATATAGGACAAGATATAATTTTTGCAGGACCAAATATCTTAAATCTTAAAGATACTAAATATTGTAAATTTGCAGGCTTCGTCGATCCCACACAACGAATGCATTTATTAAGCGATGCAAAATTTTTATTTGCTCCTTCGTTATTCACCGAGCCTTGTAATTGGACAGTGATAGAATCTCAGTTCTCAGGCACCCCTACAATAACAACAAACTTTGGCGGTTTTACTGAAACTGTTTTACAAGGAGAAACAGGATTGAGATGTTTTAGCTTAAACGATATGATTTACGCAGCGCAAAATATAGATAAAATTATTAATCCTGAAAATTGTTATAAAAACGCTCTATCAAGATTCACTATAGAACAACAATGTAACTATTACGATTACTTATTTAAGTCTTTAATGCATTGATCTATTTTTTCTTTAACCATTTCAAAAGATATTTCTTTTGAGCATTCAAAATTCTTATTTCTAGGACAATACATCCAATGACTTAATATTCCATTAACATTGTCTATTGAACTATCATTTAAACAACCATGACAAATATTATCATTAATTACTCTATAACAATTCTTAGAAAATTCATTATCTTGATTTGTGCAACCTGATATCATAACTACTTTTTTATTCAAAGCCCAAGCTAACCATGACAAACCACTGCTAAGTCCTATAAAAAAAGCGCAATTTTTTATCTGTTGAATTCTATAGTCTATAGGATAGTTGCCTGTTTCATTTATAGCTCCATCAGGAATTTTATTCCATTTTCCTTTCAAACCAAACATTTCATCTTTATCAATAACATAAACATCATAATTTAATTTTTTTAAATAACGTACAACTTTTTGCCAACCAACACTATTATTCCAATATTTCATTTGACTAGTTGAATGAACGCTTATACAAACATATTTTTTCTTTTTATTAAAACAGTGCTTACTATATGTATTAATTAATGGTATAATTTCTTCATAATCTAGACCCAAAGCATCACAAGCTATTTTTTGCATAGGACCTTCTCTGAATACGAAATGAACGTCCTTTGTCACATCAAAAGTATCAGAATAATCTAAATCCACAAAAAATACATTTGGATTATTTGAAACAAATAGATCTTTCCACTTGGTTTTAACGTAAACAGTTCCACCATATTTTTTTTGATACGCATCTCCATATATAGAAAATGCAATATTATCACCTAAACTATGAGTTACAAAATTAATTAAAGTTTTCATTTGCTAAATCTTTTATGCAATTATTAATTTTTTCTCTAACCATGTCAAATGTAATTTCTTTCGAACATTCAAAAATTCTATCATCATTTTTATGCTCTGGACACCACAACCAATCACCAGCGTCAAATTCATACTTCTTATTATTCCAACAACTATTGCAAACTTTATCATTATGAACTCTATATTTAGTAAAAAATTCAGATTTAGGATTTGAAAATCCTGAAATTAAAATAACTGGTTTTTTACATGCCCAAGCTAACCAAGAAAGTCCAGATCCTAAACCAATGAAAAAATCACAATTATATAAATCTTCAATTCTATCTTCAAAAGATAAATTACCAGTTTTATCAATACAGTTATTTGGAATTGTATTAAAATTTTTTCCAGAACCGAAGCTTTTATCTTTATCTATACATATCACTTCATATCCTAAACTTTTCAAATAGTCTACAGTTTGTTGCCATCCAGAATCGTTGTTCCAATATTTAGCTTGCGCCGTACTTTGAGTAGCTATACAAACTGTTTTTTTATTATTTTTTGTTTTTTGTTTAATCAGTTCTGGTGGATTGTAACCATACGGTAATCCTAGAATTTCATTAGCCACATCTCCAAGAGACAATTCGCGCCAATCTTTACTACAGTTTGCATTTGGACCAAACGGACGAAAGCAACCTATTTTATAAACATAAGTATATTTATTTGTATTAACCTCAGAAAAATTAAAAAAGTTAATATTTTTATAATAGATTTTATCAAAAATGTTTGGCAGCGTAGAATAATAATCAATAATACAATCGTGTTTCTTTTGAAATTTATCAACAGCGTCCATCCAAGCTACAGTATCACCTATAGAGCCAGATTCATTTACGATACATACTCTTTCATTTTTTAAATTAACATTAATTTCATCATAACTTGATTGCGACTTTATTTTAATTTTCCAAGGGACATAGTATTTTACATTGCATGATGTCCACATATTATTTCTAATCGTAGAAGAATGAACTAACGATCCATTTCTAGTATCTTCAAATGCTATTTCATATTTTTCATTATTTGGACCTAATATTTCTATAAAAGGACCATTCTGAAATCCAATGTTAATTATATTTTTTTGTTTTTTAACTGGTTGAATTTTAAAAGGAGTTCTAAAATAATTTTTTAGTAATTGTTCTTTCATTGTTTTAATTTATTTTTATATGTATCCATAATTTTGTCTACAACCATTGACCAATCATTTTCTAAAGCAGATTCTAAAGTGATTTTCTTAAAATAATCATAGTTTTCTATAGCTTGTGTAATTTTATTTGCTATCAATCTATGATTTCTATCAATTCTGATTAATCCCTTTAAATCATTATCCTTTTCAAATGTAGCTAAAACTATTAATCCACAAGCTTGCGCTTCTAATAGAGTTAAATTAGGATGCCCACCTTCTAATATAGAAGGGTGTATAAAAATAGTATGTTCTTGATATGTTTCTAATAATTGTTGTTCTGTTAAATCATAACGAATTTCCAATTTATCATATTGAACATTCATTCTATCAAAAAATTTTTTATTATTTTTTGGACCAGCAATAGTTATTGGCATTTCTAATCTTCTTGCCGCTTCTATAGCGTAAGAAAATCCCTTTCTATCTTCGCTACTATCATGACCAAAACCATTATTAGCAACACACAATAATTTATGTTGTTTAGTATCGTTTCTAGGTTTAAAAAATGAATTATCAACCCCCAAAGATAAATAACTAACATTAGGCAGGTCAAAATAGTCCACAAGAAATTTTGCAGACACGAATGTATGAATAGAATTTTTTGCAGCTAAATAATTTTCTTTAAAAGTAGAAGAATCTTTTCCATATAAATAAGCATGATGATCATTCATGCTAAAAAAATAAGGAATATTTCTTTCGTGCAAGATGTTAGCCAGATTACCTACATGAGCATGAACAATATCAAATTCATTTTTTTTAATATCATCGGTATATCTTATTTCACTAATATAACCTTTATTTAATGAATGCGTGTGATAAAACCATATTAACTTCTCAATGGCACCCCATCCGTTTGGCGGTATCGGTAATAATCCTGTATGAGTATGTACTATTTTCATGAATTAATTTTCAAAACATTTTCGATATCTGATAAATCTTTTATTTCAAATGTTTTTGTAAAACTATCTTTTATGATAGTTATTTTAATAGGATTTTTGTCAAATTTAATTGTTTCGTAAGCGCAGCAAATATCTTTATTCACTTTGAAATTATAAGATTTAATATCTTTTCCATTATCTATTATAAATTCACAAATATTTTCCTTCTGCCCATGACACATATCCAATAAAGCTATAACAAAAGAGGTTTCAGAAAAAATTCCATTTTCACATATCTTAAAGATATTAGGTATAGATCCATTAATTAATTTATCACTTTCAATGGGAGAAACTATTTTATTCCAATCACTTTTTCCGTAATCAGTGAAAATTAAATCGCTATTTTTAATTATTAACTGATCTTTTTTACTATAAACTATATTAGTTAACAACTCTTCGGCTGATAAAAATTTTTCAGAATTTATATAATCAAGATAATCTTTTTCGTTATTCATTTTAGGAAACAAAGACAATAAGAAATCGATTTCAAAATACATAATATGATAAGAAGTAAATAAATCTCCATTATCATTATGTAAATATATTAAACCCTTTTTATTTGTATTTAATAAAGTTTGCAGGTCTTTATTGATTTTATCAGTATCGCCTATAAAACAATCGGCTTCTGTTTTTACTATGTGAGTATAATCTAAACTTTTTAGAAAAATCAAAGATCTATAAAAATTACATAAAACAGATAAACCGTGTTTTTGTTTTCCTATTGTTGGCGCTTCAAATCGAAGATTTTTATATGCAAAGAATAAATACAAAGTTTTATAATCTTTGTAATCATATTCAAAAAGTCTATTCTCTTTATCATAAATTAAATAATCTACATAATCTAAAATAGAAGAATCAAATTTAGAATTAGTCATCAACAATATTGGCAAACCAGTTTTTTTCATGTTATTAGCATATTGAATAAAGTTGTTGTAATTTATTTCTGAATGAAAGAATACATCTGTAACAATAGCTGCTTTTATTTTATTTTCTTTTGTTGTCTTAATTCGCTTTGGGTTTATAGCTAAGAACATACCAATTACAGATCCATAAAGCTTTTCTTCTTCGCAAGGAGCTTGACCTATGGCAAAATGTTCTATTTTAAAACCTAGACTTCTTAAGTAAACGACAAGATTTTTAGCTTCATTGTTTCTATTTTCATGTATTTCAATTAAAAGGTTATCTACTTTGTCAAAAAATTTATTATCTAAAGAATGAAGTATTGAATACTCCGCGCCTTCTACATCAACTTTAAGTAAATCAATATCATTAATATTTTGCGAGTCACAATACTCATCCAATCTTATCGTATCAACATCAAAAGAGATAATCTCATTCTCAGGCAAATGTTCAATAATATGACTTTTATCAAAAGCGCTAATAGTAGAATTATCAGGATGATAATGGAAAGTCATTTTTCCAGTTTTATCGCTAACAGCTTTATTAATAATAGTTACTTTATTATTTGATTCATATCTATGCAAAAGATTAGATAAAGCATTAGGACTTGGTTCAAAACCGTAAATTCTCTTAGTTCCATTCCGCAACATTTTTTCGATAAAGATTCCATTGTTGGCTCCAAGATCTAAAACTATATTTAAATTATTTAGATTCAATGTTGGAAACTCTCGTTCAAGATTCTTAAATACAAAAAATTCTTGATAATTCCAAAACGTTCTATCAAAAGGATTATTAAGCGCGAATTCTATTTTATCTGGATGTTTAGCGGTATTCTTTATAAAAAATTCTTTACTAAACAAAAGCTTATAATTCAGATCATAGAAATCAACCACATAACCTCTTAAATCTTCTATTTCAGCAAAATTAACTTGTGGAGCCATCGGCATAATCCAAGTAGCTGAATTTTTTGTAAACTTTTGATTTTTAATAGAATAAAAAGTCGCCAATGAATCTACATCTTTTAATACAATATGTAATCGCACTTCTTCGTTATTGATTGGATTATCATTACACCACAACCAAAACTTACCATCTTCTTTTGTAAAATCTAATCTATAATGAGAACTATCTATATATTTACCAACGACTTCATCATATACTGAAATAATCTTATTTTTAAGAGTATCAGTATTAATATCTTTATCCATAGATAAAAATATCATATTATCGTATTTATCATACATGTTACAATAAACGGGCAAATTATATAATAAAATAGGCAGTTTCCAACCTATGCATTCTTTAATTACTAATGGACTTGTTTCCTTATCATGCTCGAAACCTCTTGATGCAAAGAAGAATAAATCTGCGGCATCATAAAAATTATCCACATCATGACGCTCGCCCCAAATTTTGCAGTTTGGCGGCAAGTCTTTTATAGCGTCCTCCCAGTAATACTTAAAATTATCAGCTAACGAACCAATAAAATGAAACTGCACTGGTAAGTTCGTTAGTTTTCGCGCATATTCTATTAATTCTTTTTGATTTTTGCGTGGCGTAAATAGTCCTACATTAATAATATGTACAAGATTAGAATCAAGATTTAGTTTTTTTAAAGCGTCTAATCTATTAGACTTATTTTTATATGTTATAGGAAACTCCACGACTTCTGAATCAATATCTATAGACTTCATCATTTGTCTTTGATACTCGCTGACGAACAGAAACTTATCGGGGAAAAATAATTTATTCTTTGCGTCAAAACTGCTGTCATGAGATGTTTCGAAAATTTTATATTTACGATCAGGATTATATATTGCTTTAGCGACTTCGTAATCGCAAAAATATTCTGGCATCTCTTCAAAATGAATTATGTCGGGGGCTATGTGACTTATTTCTTTTAATATTTGATTTTTGTCTTCACCTATTGTTATTAATTTATTTCCTAAAAGCTTTTGAATCTCGGATTTCTGAACGACAAGAACACCGCCAGTAATGTCTATATATTCTATGCAATATATATCACATGAATCATTTAATAGCTTAATTTTTTCTAGCAGATAGCGAGGTGCGCCGCCAGTAGATAGATGCGGCGTAATATACAAGACCTTCATATATGGTACTCTATAATTGTATTTTTATTAAGATATTCTATAGCTTTATGTAAAATATTAACGTCATCATTAAAGCGCCCAATACCTAAATTACAGCTATTACATATATATCCGCGAAATGCATTATCAAAGTGACAATGATCTAATATCCATGTAGTCGTATAATTGTTACAAATTGGGCAGTTGCCGGGAATAGGAGGGGGGTTTTGAGAGCGTAGGTTTCGGCGCAATGAACTGAGTTCGTTATTACAAGATTTACAAGTGTTCTTTCTGCCAGCATCGCTTGTAGAAAAGAATGGAAATTCACTTATATCTTTTTCGTTTTTACAGTTGCGGCAGATCTTTGTAGACATTTATAGTATATTATATGTCTTAAATACTTGTTTTTTATTATTTTTGTTTTGAAAAATATATGGGTCGGATTTTTTTTGTGTTTTTTATAGGGGATTATGGCTTGTTTATGTTTTATTTTTAGAAAAAGGGGGGGGTATGGGTTGTGTTGTTATTGAGATAATAAGAAGAAGATATAAATAATGGATATAAGATGATATTAATATATGAATAGGTAAATATATAATATGAATATAATATATTAGTTAGGTATATTGGAGAATATATAAGATAGAATAAAATGAGTTGAGAGATTGAGAATAGCCTCCCCCCCCCGTTACAGCAGAAAAAACAAGAACTTTTTTTTCAAAAAAAGGGGGGAGATTGACCCCCACCCCCTCACCTTGGCACGGTTTGTGCTAGGTGTAGTGCGCGATTAAACCCCCCCCCTCCTAGCACGTTCTGTGCCAACCTGTACTGTCCAGGCCATCGAAAAAAAGTAAAAAAAAGCATCTGAAAGTCTTGACGCTGACCGAGTTCTGACCCATAGTGTGTCCATGCAAAACGAGATTGCGATTCTGAAGGTGAGCAAGTTCAAGACGGTGGCTTTGGTTGGTGTGACGTACCGCAAGGCGGACGGCACGACGGGTGTGTCCCACGGCAAGACTGAGGCGGAAGCAATCGCCAACATCAGCGTGGTGGTTCCTGCGAAAACGGTTGACTTCGCCCCGATGCCCAAGCGCAGCACCAGCGGAAACTACTTCCGCAACAACAACGGGATGATGGTTGAGGTCTAAAAAAAGTCTGAAAAAAAAGTAGACAGAAAACGCCGCATCCACTAAGGTAACACCATGACAAACGAGTACGCGATCATGTTCCGCAAGTTCCAGAACAACGAAATCACCGAGACCGAGTGGCGCGAGTTCTGCGACAAGGTTCTAACTCAGGTTCTGAACGAGACCAATGACGTTTTCGAGAGGCTGAAGGTCAGGTAAAAAAAAGTAAAAAAAAAGTAGACAGAAAAGAGTTTCTACCCTAACTTAACAACATGACGAACGACTTCGCCAACATCAGCGCCGAGAGCAACCTGAGCGACATGATCGCGCTCCGCATCGAAGACTTCACGGGACCGATCCCTGAGTCTTGGGGCGGTGAGCCGATGGAACTCACCGAGGCCGAAAAGGCCGAGGCGAACATCTGGTTTGACGAACGTCGCGACTCTTGGATGATGGAATTGGTTGGCACTATCTAACAACAACAACAACAACAACCACAGTAACAACATGAAATACAATATCGAACTCGACAGCGAAACTAAGTTTGTTTTGCGCTTTGCTTTGTCACACCGAATTGAGTTTATCAAAAGAGAATTGGCTGTTGCACGACAGCATAATGCAGAAGATTCTGTTAAATACTGGCAAGACGAGATGGTATCAGCGACAAACGCTGTTGATGTACTAGATAATAACAGTAAGCCAGTATGGTAATACAATAAGGCACAGCAAGATCCGTGCCAACCCCCTTGGCATGGAAGCTGCTCCCCCCCCCCCCCCCCCCCCCCCCAGGGGGGGGAGGGGGGTATCCCCTTGGGATACCCCATTGTACCCTCGACCCGTGCGCGTTGTCAACACTTTTCGCAAACTATTTTTGAGTACCTAGTGTCTAGGTCCAGGCTGTAGTTAGTACCGCCCATTGACTAGTCAAAGATTCTTGAAAAAAACTGCACAAAAGATTTGACGGGTCGCGACTCCGCCTGTAAGCTGTACGCATGAAGATTGAAATTGATTGGACGGACTTGGTGGACATCGAAGTGGACGGCGGCACCTCGACGGTGGCGTATGTGACCAGCGCATTCAGCACGGTGTTGGATCGGGAACTCACCGAGGACGAGTGCGAGGCGGTCACTGCGAAGTACGGTCGTGAGATCTACGAATTGGAGTTCAACAGGAAGTACTAAACAACAACAGTAGTAGAAATACTACTAAAACCTTTTTTATAAATAACATGACTCAAACTACTAAAGTTATTAGTTTTACTGACAAGAGCGGTATTCGTAAATATGTTCTTACTGTGTTTAAGGGTAAGAACGAAAACAACACGCCTATCGTTTATCCGAAGGGTTTGTCAACTGGAGACTACACTAGATACTGGCTCGCAATACAAGAACAATATGGTCAAGTCTGTATTCGTACTGGGTATCGTCTTAACCAACTTTAATAATAAAACAATACATGAATAACCTCAAAGACATTGACAATAACGAGCTTGCCACTATTCGCATTGCTTTGTTAGATAAGATTGATAACATTAAAACTTACATACAAATGTCTAATGATTTACAACAACCCATTAGTGCTAAATACTGGGAAGAGTCACTAGATAAACATACAACACTGTTAAACAAGCTGTACTAATACAGCCGCCGACCTTGTAGTAGTACAGGGTCACAGCAGGAAGTGTGCCAACCCCCTTGGCACGATAGTTGCTCCCCCCCCCCCCCCCCCCCCCCGGGGGGGGGGGGGGGGGCGCGGCGGGGTGGGAACAAGAATGAAAATAACCCACGCG